GCCCAGAGTTCTCGAATTGTTGAACGAGCATCGTCTACGAACCTTCGTTTGGCTCGAGACTGATATGCGCGATACAATTCGGGCAGAGCAGGAAGACTACACTCGTAATACTTATATTAGGAATGTAAGTTGGTTCTGCTTTGACGCCGTAGGTCGGATCTCTTTTATACAAGAGCCAGGCTATAAGCTTCGTGCTGTAGCCAACCCAAATCGAGTTCTCCAACTCGCGTTGGAACCCTTGAAAAAGGGTGTTCTTCATATATTAGAGTATGCATACGGACAGTATGCAAAGGACCGAACCGACTTCACGACAGATCAACAATTGGGTATCTCAAAAGTACAGTCTTGGTTGCAAAACGATCAGACTGTCCACTCAGTGGACTTATCTGATGCAACCAATAACTTTCCTTTAGCACTGCAACTCAAATACATGCGTAAAATGAATGATACCTTTCATGAGAATGGTTCATTTCATCACGAATGTTTTGAGGACTACCTTCAAGTGTGGCAAAAGGTGTCAACTTCCACCTGGGAGATGAAAGGACTCCGGGGTGGAATACGTTGGTCAGTTGGTCAACCACTAGGGTTGGGTCCTTCTTTTCCAATATTTGCCCTTAGCCATAATATGTTGTTAGATTCGTTATCTCAACAACATGAAGGCAGTTTTGCAGTCCTGGGGGACGATGTAGCAATAGTAGGTGATGACCTACATAAGGCATACAGGTCCGCCCTGATGACCTTAGACTGTCCTGTCAGTGAGCATAAGTGCTTATCTAGTAATAGATGCGCGGAGTTCGCTGGCAAGGTTATCACTAAGGATGCTACCCTCAATGGTTACAAATGGAAGCAAGTTTCTGATCATTCCTTTCTTGATCATTGCAAGCTTCTTGGCCAGAAATCTGCCCGTGTCCTGAGACCTCAGCAGCGAAAGGTTTTTAATCTTATCGCTGAAATCCCTGAGGAACTTGGGGGTTTAGGTTTTAACCCAAAAGGAAAAACCTGGGCCCAACGGGTTGATGAAAATCAGGCTACCATTGATTTGTTGAGTACGACGACCGAGAAAGAGATCCCGGTCGTTAGGGCTCGTAGTCAAGTTGATGCACTTCGTACCAAATTGGCTATGAGAATCCGTGATCCTGTTGGTTGCAGGAATCATCCGGATTACCCAACGACCAATCTTAGTGACGTGCAACCTTTAAAGATCCAACCGTCCAGGTTGGGTGAAGGTGAATTACGGTATATTCTTGAACTCAAGAATTATGCTCGTAGCACCCCAATAAAGGTTCCGCAGGATGACTTTGAGGGCCGGGCCTACAAAGCCTGGATCCGAGAAGGATCATTCCCCGTCACTCCGGATCGGTCTGATCCGAGAGGTCCGTCTCAACTAGAGATACTTCAAGAGAAACTGAAGTTACAGCCGCAGGACCCTAATGATG